ACGAGGGCCAAGAGATGCCCAACATGCCTGAGAAATCTCCCGACCTGTGGGCGGCCGTCCTGGCCTGGCTGCACAGCGTCGCCCCGAGCCTGTATGCCCTCGCTCTGTCCGTCACCGTTGCCGTGGTGCGCGTCATCTACGGCGGCGGCTCCGGCCGGCAGATGATTCTGGAGGGTGTCATGTGCGGCCTGGCCACGCTGACCCTTGTCCCGCTGCTGGAGTACCTCGGCCTGCCGCAGAGCATGGCGACGTTCGCTGGCGGCCTGGTGGGGTTCATCGGCGTCGAGAAGCTGCGTGATCTGGCGGTGCGGTTCGGCGAGCGGAAGGTGGAGGGTCGCTGATGGCCTGTGACGGCTGGGAAGACTACTGATGGCCTGCTCTGGATGCCAGCGCCGCCGGGAATGGATCAAGAAGTGGACGAGGATCGCATATGAGCGTGCATATGGAGTTGTTGCTGGAGCAGATGCTGGAATAGCAGCGCAGGACCAACGCCCTGCTGGCGATGCTGATCGACGCGATGGGAGAGAGCGAGGCTGGCCCTGATGCGGAGCCTGCCGTGTACATGGACGGAACTCCGGTGCGCTGATGGCCCTGCGACCGCTTAAGCCATGCTGCGCGCCCGGGTGTGGTGCGCTGGTGCGTGGTGCCCGCTACTGCGCCCGGCATGAGCATCTTGCCGTACAGGCCAAGCAGCAGGCAGACAGTCACCGAGAGAGCAGCGCCCAGCGTGGCTACGGATACAAGTGGCAGCAGGCACGCGCGGGCTATTTGGCGCGGCACCCGCTGTGCGCTGAGTGCGAAAGGAATGGTCGCACCACTGAGGCGACAGACCTCGACCACATCCGGCCGCACAAGGGAGACATGGCCATCTTCTGGGACCGACGCAACTGGCAAGGTCTGTGCAAGCCCTGCCACTCGGCCAAGACGGCGCGCGAAGATGGCGGGTTCGGCAACGCGGCGCGCTGAGAAACCTGCACGCAGGGGAGGGGGAGGGCGGAAAGTTTAGGCCTCGCGCCTTCTAGACCGCGCCCTCATCCTTTTTTTCATCTCCACAAAATAACGGTTTTCGAAAATGGCCAGACCGCGCAAGCCGACAAACGTGCTTGAGCTGACTGGCGCGTTCAAGAAAAACCCGCAGCGCGCCCGGCAAGATGCCGAGGCGGTCGGAGCTCTAACCGACCCGCCACCTCATATCAATGGCGCGGTGCTTCATGCCTGGAACGAGATAGCGCAGTACGCCCCGCGCGATGTTCTGACTGACTCAGACCGACTGAGCATCGAAATTGCGGCCAACCTGCTCGCGCAATTCCGCGCCGACTCAACCGAGTTCCCCGCCGCCAAGCTGGTGCGTCTCGAAGCGCTGCTCGGCAAGTTCGGCATGACCCCGGCTGACCGCTCCAGGGTCGGCGGTAAGAAAGAGGCACCCAAGGGAAATCCCTTCGCAGACCTGTGACCATGGCAAAGACCAAGTATCCGCTGGTAAAGGCTGCGGAGGATTACGCTCGCGCCGTCATCGCCGGCAAGATCATGGCGTGCAAGTGGATCAGGCTGCTGTGCCAGCGCCACCTGGATGAGCTGCGGCGCCAGGCCGACGACGACTTCGCCTACATCTTCGACCCCGCCAAGGCCGAGCGGGTGGCTAAGTTCCTGCAGCTGCTGCCGCACACCAAGGGTAAGTGGGCGAGCAAACGTGACCTGATCAAGCTGGAGCCCTGGCAGCTGTTCTCTGTTTGCATCCCGTTCGGCTGGCTGCGTAAGAAGGACGGCACACGCCGCTATCGCACCTTGCTGATCTTCGTGCCGCGCAAGAACGGCAAGTCGATCATCGGCGGCGGCCTTGGTGTCTACATGTTCACCGCTGACGGCGAGTTCGGCGCCGAGGTCTACTCCGGCGCAACTACCGAGAAGCAGGCCTGGGAGGTATTCCGCCCGGCCAAGCAGATGATCGAGCGCACCCCGGAGCTGCGCGAGCACTTCGGCGTCGAGGTCAATGCATCGAACATGGTGCGCCTGGAGGATGGCAGCCGCTTCGAGCCGGTGATCGGAAAGCCGGGCGACGGCTCGTCACCGAGCTGCGCCATTGTCGACGAATACCACGAGCACCAGGATTCCACCCTGTTCGACACCATGGAGACTGGCATGGGCGCTCGCGAGCAGCCCGTGATGCTGGTCATCACCACTGCGGGGTCGAGCATTGGCGGGCCGTGCCATCAGCTGGTGCGCGACAGCGAGCGCGCACTGGAGGGCCTGATCGACCGGCCCGACCTGTGGCCGGCGCTGTACACCATCGACCAGGGCGACGACTGGACGAGCGAGGAAGCGCTGCGCAAAGCGAACCCGAACTTCGGCATCAGCATCAGCGAAGACTTCCTGCTCGCCCGCCAGCGCGACGCCATGCAGTCGGCGACAAAGCAGGCCACGTTCCGCACCAAGCATCTGAATGAATGGGTGGGCGCCAAGAACGCCTGGCTCAACATGCTGCGCTGGAAGGAAGCGCCGGCCCGCAAAGCGCTGGCTGAGCTTGACGGGCGGCCCTGCTTCATCGGCCTCGATCTGGCCAGCAAGGTCGACATCGCCGGCAATCTGCTGTTGTTCCCGCCGACCCGCGATGATCCGGCCTGGCACGTTCACGGGCGCTATTACCTGCCCGAGGCGCGCGTCATCGAGGAGCTGGACAGCAACACCGCTCGCTATCGCGAGTTCGACGCTCTCGGCCTGCTGACGCTCACCGACGGCGAGGTGATCGACTTCGAGGTGATCAAGGAAGACTTGCGGGAGTTCGCCGGTCGCTTTGATGTTCGGGCCGTGGCCTATGACCCGTGGCAGGCAACGCAGCTCGCCCAGGAGATGGAGCTGGAAGGTCTGCCGATGGTGGAGATCCGCCAGACCGTACAGAACATCTCTGAGCCGATGAAGGAGCTGGAAGCGCTGGTGCTGCGCCGCGTGCTGGCCCATGGCGACTGCCCGATCCTGACGTGGATGGCCTCCAACGTGGTCGCCAAGCTCGACGTCAAGGACAACATCTACCCGAACAAGGAGCGGCCCGAGAACAAGATCGACGGCATCGTGGCCTTGATCATGGCTCTGAGTCGCGCCATTGCTGGCGAGGTTGCGGCGCCAAGCCTCTCTGACCACCTCACAACCCACGGAATCAGGACGCTCTAATGGGCATGATTGCAAAGCTGCGCGGCCTGTTCGGCACCAAGACGGCCGTGCCCATCGACACATCCGCGGCCCTGGCCGCCGCGCTCGGCGTCGGCTACGAAACGGTGACCGGGCAGACCGTCACCACCAATCGCGCCATGCAGATGACTACCGTGTTCGGCTGTGTGCGAGTTCTGGCCGAGTCGGTCGGGATGCTGCCCTGTAGGCTCATGAAAGAATCGGGGCGCGCCCGCGAAATCGCCTCGAGCCACCGCCTGCACCGGCTGCTCAGTGTGGCGCCAAACGGCTACATGACCGCGCAGGAGTTCTGGGAGCTGCTCATGGTCTGCCTGTGCCTGCGCGGCAACTTCTACGCCTACAAGGTGTGGGCCTTGGGCAACGTGGTCGAGCTACTACCGATCGATCCTGGTTGCGTCAGGCCGAAGCTGGGCGATGACTGGTCTGTCAGCTACGAGGTCACGTTCCGCGACGGCACCAAGCGCACGCTTGGACAGGACGAGCTGTGGCACGTCCGGCTTTTCACGCTCGACGGGCTCAACGGGCTGAACCCCATTGCCTACGCTCGCCAGGCTATCGCGCTCGGCCTCGCCACGGAGGAGCACGGCAGCCGGCTGTTTACCAATGGCGCGGTGGCCTCGGGCGTGCTGCAGACCGACCAGGCGCTCACCGATGACGCGTTCAAGCGGCTCAAGGCCCAGTTCACCGGCGAGCATATGGGCGTTGCCAACGCCTACAAGCCAATGATTCTGGAGATGGGCCTCGACTGGAAGCCGATCAGTCTCAACGCCGAGGACAGCCAGTTTCTCGAAACCCGCAAGATGCAGCGCGACGAGATCTGCGCGATCTTCCGCGTGCCGCCGCATCTGGTGGCCAGCCTCGAGAAGGCCACCTTCAACAACGTCGAAAACCTCGGCCTGTCGTTCGTCAACTACTCGTTGGTGCCGTACCTGACGCGCATCGAACACCGCATTCGCGTCGGCTTGCTCAGCGAGAAAGACCAGGCAAACCACTACGCCAAGTTCAACGCGGGTGCCCTACTGCGCGGCGACCTCAAGGGTCGCTATGAGTCCTACGGAAAGGGCATCCAGTGGGGGATTCTCAGCCCCAACGACTGCCGCGACCTCGAGGACATGAACCCGCGCGACGGCGGCGATGTGTACCTGACCCCCATGAACATGACCACCAACCCGGAGGCCGGTAATGAAAACTAAGCAGCGCCTCGATCTGCCGCTCACCCTCAAGAGCGTCAGCGAGACCGGTGAGTTCGAGGGCTACGGCTCCGTGTTCGGCGTCAAGGACAGCTACTCCGACATCATCGTGCCTGGCGCCTTCCAGAAGTCCCTGGCCGGCTGGAGCGAGAAAGGCCGTCTGCCTGCGCTGCTGTGGCAGCACAACATGCAGGAGCCCATCGGCATTTATACCGAGATGCGCGAGGACGAAACCGGCCTCTACGTGAAGGGTCGGCTGCTGATCAATGACGACCCGCTGGCCAAGCGCGCCCACGCCCACATGAAGGCTGGCAGCCTGTCCGGCCTGTCCATCGGCTACGTCCTCAACGACTACGAGTACGACAAGGACAAGGGCGCCTTCATGCTCAAGGAGATCGACCTATGGGAAGTCTCCCTGGTCACCTTCCCGGCGAACGATGAAGCGCGCATTTCCGAAGTGAAATCCATGCTGGAGCGCGGCGAGTCCGTGCCGCCCAGCAAAGTGGAGCGAGCCCTGCGAGAGGTTGGGTTTTCTGGCTCCCAGGCCAAGGCCTTCATGGCTAAAGGCTACAGCGCGATCGCCCCGCGAGAGGCGGGTGCCGATGAAGCGCTGCAATCCCTGAAATCCCTGATCAATCGTATGTAAGGAGCCTCCCATGGCCGTAGAAATCAAAGACGTACAGGAAGTTGCCGAAGCCCTCGGTAAGAAGTTCGACGAGTTCAAGTCCGCCAACGACAAGCGCGTCGAGGCGCTGGAGTCCGAGAAGGGCAAGCTGGCGGGCCAGGTCGAAGGCCTGAACGAGAAGCTCAGCGAGCTGGATGAGCTGAAGTCCCAGCTCGAGAAGGAGCTGGCTGGTGTCAAGCGCCCCGGCGCTGCCGGCGGCAAAGAAGTGTCCGAGCACAAGAACGCTTTCATGCAGTTCATCCGGAAGGGCAAGGACGATGGGCTGGCCGAGCTACAGCAAAAAGCCCTGCAGACCACTGTCGAAGCTGATGGCGGGTATGCCGTGCCGGAAGAGCTGGATCGCAACATCCTCGAGCTGCTGCGCGACGTATCCCCGATGCGCCAGGTCTGCAGCCAGATCACCGTATCCGCCCCGGATTACAAGAAGCTGGTGAACCTTGGCGGCGCCGGTTCCGGCTGGGTCGGTGAGACCGCCGCGCGCCCGGCAACCAACACTCCGACCTTGGCTCAGATTGCCGCCGTCATGGGCGAGATTTACGCCAACCCGCAGGCCACCCAGACCAGCCTCGACGACATGTTCTTCGACGCCGAGGGCTGGCTGAATTCTGAGGTTGCCCGTGAATTCGCTGAGCAGGAAGGCATGGCGTTCTTGACTGGCGATGGCACCAACAAGCCGAAGGGTCTGCTGGCCTACACCCTGAGCACTGACGGCGACGCCACCCGCGCCTTCGGTCAGCTGCAGAAGATCCACTCGGGCGCCGCGGGCGACTTCGATGCCGATGACCTGATCAAACTGCTGTACACCCTGAAGGCCGGCTACCGCCCTGGCGCTACCTGGATGATGCCGACCATGACCATGTTCAAGGTCCGTACCTTCAAGGACGCCACCAGCGGCGCCTACATCTGGCAGCCCGGCCTGCAGGCTGGCCAGCCGTCGAGCCTGCTGGGCTACGGCATCACCGAAAACGAGGACATGCCGGCGGTGGCTGCGGACGCCAACGCGGTGCTGTTCGGCGACTTCAAGCGCGCCTACACCATCGTGGATCGCATCGGCACCCGCGTGCTGCGTGACCCCTACACCAACAAGCCGAACGTTGGCTTCTACACCACCAAGCGCGTCGGCGGCATGCTGACCGACTCGCAGGCGGTCAAGGTGCTGACTCTCAGCGCGTAACGGAACAGGGCGCCTCCGGGCGCCCCTTCTTGAGGTGAAAGATGCCCAGAATCCTGGTTCATCAAGCATTTCCGTTCGCCCCGGACGGCAATCGCGTCGTGCGGATTGAAACCGGCGAGCAAGAAGTTTCCGATCGCTGCGCCCTGGTTGCAGTGGAGCACCTGAAAGTTGCCACCCTGGTGGGGGAGCCAGTCAAAAATGATCGACCTCGCACTGGTAAAGGCTCATCTCCGCGTTGACGGCGAAGACGAAGACGCCCTGATCCAGGGATATGTGGACGCCG